TCGCGCCCGATCGCCTCGAGCGCGTTGCCGCCATCGTCCACCACGTCCTTCGCGATCAGGGTGTACTGCGCACCCTGCGATGCCTCGATGTCGAGCACCACGTCCACGGCGCGCGTACTCGCGAACACGGGCAGCACGTTCACGACGGCGAGCCGCACGGCGGGAACGCTCACGCGAGTGATGGCGTAGTTGGCTGGGTTCAGTGCGCCGCCCGGCGATGCGTCGAGCAGCACGTCATCGGTGAAGCGCACACGCACCGTGCGCTTGTCGATCATCACTGCCGACTGCACCGCGGGTGCGATCGTGTCCGCAGCGGTGAAGCTCCACGACGTGTCGATCGGCGAAAGCGCGCCGTTCAACTCCGACACGACACGCAGCGTGACCTCCTGCTCGCTGCCGAGTGGGAAGAATCCAGCGGGCGGCGTGAGGAACACGGTCACGTCGCTGCTCGTCGGGCCGGTGCCCGTGAACACGCTGCCTGCCCACGGAGCGATGAACGCACCTGCGCCGTACACCGCGACGCCATCGACAAGTATGGTCGTGTTCGCGAGGTCAACGCCCGCACCGTTCGTGTCGGCGAGCCGAAAGAAGATCGGTGTCAGCGCGTTCGGCACGTTGCGCTGACCGGGTGCGGGCACGCGGTCGGCGACGTACAGCTCGCTCGCCAGCGTCTCGGGCGCGAGCAGCTGGTCGAAGTACACCGACGGGAGCACCACGGACACGGGCACGCCCGACGGGCCGGGAGAGAACACGTCAGCGATGAACTCGAGCGCGAACGTGATCGGCACGACGCCAGCGAGGCCGGTCACGTTCAGCGCGAAGTCGTCGAGCGTGATCTCGAAGGGCGTGTTGAGCTGCCCGTAAACCGTCGCGGGGAAGCTCAGCGTCTGCGTGAACGCACCGACCGTGATCGTGACGGACCACCCGTAGCCAGCGGGCACCGGCTCGTTGAAGCGGATCGCACCGCGAAGCTCGATGCGCTTGGCATCGTTCACGAGGCCGGTCGTGCCGACCTCGATGCGATCACCGACCTCGAGCTCGGCGACTTCATCGCGCGCGTCTGATCCAAGGATGAGCGACGCAGCACCGCGGCCGAGTGGCGGTGTGCGCGTAGCCGATCGCCGCCAGAGCTGACGGTACGACTTGCTCGCTTGGAAGGCGCCGAAGGTCATAGGAACTGCGAGGCGAGAGCGTGGAGGGCGACGAGCGCCGCGCTGACGTACACGAGCACGGCAGCGGGCGAGCGAAGGACGTGGTCAGGCGGCATCACGGCAGCTGGCGTGCGATGGTGATCTCGTCGAAGGCGGCGCGGCGGCTCACGTCGCTCGCGAACATGCCGAAGCCCGCGCGCCCGCCGGTGAAGGGCAGCGTGCCCGTCGCGATGCCGAGAGTGTCGTCCGTGAAGTTCGCCATGCCCTGAATCGCCTGCCACACTGGCGCGGTCACAGGGTTCGCGGTGAGGTCGTTCTGGAACACCTGCACGAGCACGTCGCCGGTGCCCTGCACGATCACGTCCATGCGCAAGTGCACCCACGTGTCGGCGCTCACCGAGGCCGAGCTCTTGCGCAGGATGCCATTCTCGCCAGCGAGGCCAGCGGGCAGCCCCTCAGCGAGCGAGCCCTTGCGCGTGACGATGAAGGACGGGTCGTCGTCCTGCAGTCCGATCATGTACGCCTGACCCGCCGCGTCGTTGGCTTGCTCGAGCAGGTACAAGAACGGGGCGAAGCCAGTGTTGCCGCCCGAGGGCAGCCGCTTGATCGCGCCGGTGATGCGCCCGCCAGTGTTACCAGGGAACGGGTCGAAGTTCACCGCGCCGGTGTACTTGAGCGCACGCGCGCCGCTGAAGCCAGTCGTGCGCGAGTTGAAGGCGTACACGAAACTGCCTCCGCCGTTCGGCGGCGTGACACCAGAGGTGACGCCGCTGCGGAGCGAGGTGTTGTCGATGCTGTTAGGGAGAACGGCCCAGTCGGTCGATGCCATGATGCACCTCTCAGAAGTCGGGGTTGATGTCGGTGCCGATCCACTCCTCGGCGAAGAGCGGGAAATCGACAGCGTTGAACACGGCGAAGGTGCCGAATGCCGGACGCCCAGCAGTCACGTTGAACTGCGTGTCAGCGGGGTCCGTCGGGAAGATGGAGATGATGCTGCCGAAGGCGGTCGCGTTGAACCGCGTTGAGCCCGTGACCGCTGCAGCGAGGTTCGCTGCGATGATCGAGATGTTGTCTGTGACGAGCGCCTCGTACACGTACACCTCGTTGTCGAGGTTCACGCGCCACTCGCCTTGCGCAGCGGTGATGATCTGCACGACGTGAGTAGTCGTTAGCACGTTCTCGAAGTCCTCCGCGTTCTTGGTGCCGTTCGCGAAGGTGGTGTCTGCCGAGAACGATGGCGAAGGCACCTGCCCCCAGCCGGTCTCGAAGTCCTCGGGTGCGATGCCGAACAGTAGGTTGATCGGCGTGAACGCGAAGTAGGTAGGCAGACCCCACTCGCGCTCGAAGTTCTCGAAGGCTTCGTTGCTCGTGCCGAACGATGCGGACTCCGCCGCGAACGCGAATAGCAAGCCAGTGGTGCTCCAGCCGGTGAACGTCTCGAGCGGTGTGGGGATCGTAGCCGAGTCGAAGATCGCGCTCTCGAGCGCCTCGCTAACGAACGCCACAGTCCACCCTGTCTCGTCGAACACCTCCTCGGGGCGCCCATTCTCGTCCGCCCACTCCGCCCACTCGTACACGCTGCCCGTGTCGTCGAGCACGCTCCAGCCGTTCGGCGGACCGCCTGCGTACGTCTCACCCGTCACCGCGCCTGCGGGAAAGTTCAGCACCGTGTTCGCACCGCCGACGGCGACCTCGAGCGAGATGTCCTCACCGGTGAGCAGCGCGGTGAGCCGCACGAAGCCGCCATCGTTCGATGCGCCCAGATCGTCCACGCGCGCCTCGAGCAGCTGCGCCACCTCGTCTGCAGTCGCGTTCGTTATGTCCGCGAAGTCGGTGTCGAGCAGAACCACCGACTCGGTGATGCCTGCATAGGTGATCTCCAGCACGTCGCCCGTCGAGAACGCGAACGGCTCAGCACTGCCAGACACGAGCGTCGGGCCGGTGCCCGGCGGGTTCTCGAAGCTGAGGTTAGGGAACGTGGGCGCGACCATGGATCACCTCACAGCGGGAGCACGACCTCGCCGGTGTCGCCATCGGTGATCGTCACCGTGCCGAGCAAGGGGAACTCGAAGAACCGCAGCGGCACGTCGCCGTGCACGAGGTTCAGCAGGAAGTCCACGTCGCGATCGCCGATCTTGCGAACGCCCGCAACGCTCTCGACCACACAGAACAGGTCGGACATCGGCAGCGCGCTGTCGCTGCCGTACTTGAGACCGAAGTTCACAAGCTCGTTGGGCGTGCCATCAGGATTCGTGATGCGGAAGTACGCCTCGAGCGCAAGCCCGATCTGCGTCACGACCGCGCGCTTCGTGACCCCGCCGTTGAAGTACACCGTCGCCGCAACGTCCACCGTCAGGTACGCGGGCGACTCGACCGAGAAGCGGAAGGTGATCGTGTTCGGGCGCGTGACGGTGAGCGCCGTGGTGACTGCGTTGCGCAGCGCGAGCGTGGGCGTGCCGCCGCCATCGGGCACGACGTACAGGAAGCCGCGATTCTCGGGGATGCCTGCGACCTGGTCGCTCGTCACCATGAGCGCACGTGCGACGCCGGGCACGTTCACCGCGCCGACTTCGTAGTCGTCCAGCGACACGGTGCGATCGGTCACCTTCGTGCTCGGCGGTGCCTTCTGCTTGATCGCCTCGATACTCTCGCGATCGGCGCCGCCGTTCGCTGGCTCAGGGTTCGTGAACGTCGCGCTCACGCGCGCGCCCTGCGAGTCGGTGAGCGATCCCACGAGGCGCGTGATGGTGTTCGCGTCCACGTTGCCGACGCTGCCGCCGCCGGTCTTGTAGAACACCGCGATGGCGCCAGTGGGGATCTCGCCGTTGACTCCGTTGCCGAACGTGAGCGTAGCGCGCCCGTTCTCGTCTACGCTAACCGTGTAGTCGCGCGACGAGGAGGTGCTAGACAGGAAGTTGTCCACCTGCGTGTAAGCACCGTTGAGCGCGGTGACGACGAGCGTGCCGTCGAGGAAAGGCACACCCGTCAACGAGAACGCCTGGTTCGGAAGGTTGGTGCTGCTGAAGGTCTCGTCGAAGTTGTCGCTGTTCTCGACCACCACGAACGCTTGCGGAGGATCGAGGCCCGCGGGCAGCGTCGTGTCGAACAGCGACTGGAACCGCACGCGCCCGGTCACGTCAGCGGTCTCGAACAAACGCCCCGCCTCGATGGTGACGGGGCGTAGCGGGACACTCGCCAGCGTCACGAGCACGTTCGCCGTCGCGGGCGCGTTGCCCTCGGGGATGTAGTTCAGCATCTTCGCGAGAGCGAGCACCGAGCGGCGCAGCTGCGCATCGCTCAGGCGCGATTCCTTGGCTTGGTTGTCCTGGTAGAACAGGAGCACGTCGCCCACGAAACAGAACAGCTCGACGAGGATGTTTCCGAAGTTCGCGACCTCGCGATCGGTCCACGCAGGGAACGTCGTCTCGATCAGGTTGAAGACGCGCGCACGCAAGGACACGAAGTCCTTGTCGGTGTAGTCGAGATTCAGTGGGAGCAACGCCATGGTTCACCTCACGCAGCGACGGGCACGGTCACGGTGTCCGCCACGCTTGGCACGAGCACACTTCGTTCGTTCGCGCCGAGGATGTCGTACACGACACGAATCTCGAGCGCGCGCTGCTCGAAGTCGATCTCGACGGTGGCGTCCTTCACACGCACGCGAAACAGCCACGTGCGCAGTGCATCGACTACGTACGCGCGCGCAAGCTCCACGGTCGTCTCGTCGAGGTTGCGGTAGCGGATCAGCTGGAGCACCGAGCCGAACTCGGGGCGCCACTGCAGCTCACCTTGAGTGCTGCCGCTCGTGGCGAGCGTGCCGAGTACCTGCCGCACGTTCGCACGCACTAGCGTGATGTCGTCCGCGTTCGCGAAGTCACCCTTGGCATCGCGCGTGAGCGGAGCAAGGATGCCGCGCCCGAACGCGATCGGGTTCACCACCTGCGCCGTGCCCGACGTGGTGCGCGAAGGCACGCCGGGCTTCGTCGTCACCGGCGGGCGAAGGAACTGATAGCCGAACGATTGCGGCACGGCTCAGAATCCGATCGCGCCGAGCACTCGGCCGAGAAGGGGTTGATCGAAGTCCGCCGTGCCGTCGATCACACGCACCCAATCTACGAGCGCGGTCGGGCCGGGTGCGCCCACCACGTTGTTGTGCGAGTTCCCGCCCACACCGAACGCCTCGGGCGTCTGCGGCAGCGTTGCGGTTTCGAGGAAGATCCACGCGACGCCATCGGTGGAGTAGTCCCACGAGATGTCAGAACCGCTCACACGCGCACGCATGTAGACTGAGTTGGTCGCGATGCCCGCGACGGTGAACAGGACGCTGCCGAAGGTGTTGAACGAGGTGTAGCGGTTGAGCGCGAGCGTCATCGTGCCCGCCGCACCCGCGGAGGTGTTGTCCGTCTGGATGCACAGCACGTCGAGATCGGCAGTGGCGGGCAGCGTCGTCACGTTGCCAAGAATGAACAGCCCTGCCATGTCGAAGTCGGTGGTCAGTAGCCCCTGCACCGCGACCTTGGCGACTACCGTAAACGTCGCGCTCGGGATTGGCTGGTAGATGCCGCTCCAGTTGATTCCTCCGACGCGCGGCTTCGCGATCTTCACGTGGCTCTTGGTCACGGAGATCGTCGCGTTCGCAGGCTGGTCCCACACTGTCCACTTGAGGGCGAGGCTCGGGCCGTCGAAGTCGTCGTCCTCCGCGCCGGGGGTGAGACCGGTGGGCGCGTCAGCCTCGTAGAAGTTGATCGGAGTGATCGCACCGCCACCGACGGCGTTCCACACCGCACCGTCGAATGAGTACACGGTGTCCGTGTCGAGCACGTAGGCGATGTCGCCCTCCACCGCGTCGAGTTGCGTGTCGCGCTCGGTGGTGTCTGCGAAGATCCAGTGTGGGGTCTTAGTAGCCATGAGTCCTCAGATCAGTGGACCGCCGAGGTCCACAGCCACGAGCACGTTGACGGAGGCAGCGATCTGCCCGCCAGTCCCGTTCACCTGCGCGACGAGTTGCGTACCGCTTGCGGAGATGCGGAAGCGCGTGTCGATGTCGCCCTCTTGCGCGATCGTGCGGAGCAGCGATGGGGCGCCAGCGTTGAGCGTCCACACCTGCTCCACGTAGCCCCACGTCGCGTTGCCCGTGAGCGTGAAGCGACCGACGAACATCGCGCGCACGACCGCGACACCGAGGCCAGTACCTCCCGTCGCGGGCTCGGTGATTGGGTCGCCCATGTCCACCCAGAGGCCACCGTCGGGCACGTTCAGGTAGGAG